GACCAGGAATCAGTGCTACGAGAGCTCTAACAGCCATACCTGTAACAAAACTAGCTGATCCCCATACAACCCACATTGTTCCCATTCTAGTGATTAATAGTTGAGTATAGTAAGTTCTTAACTGTTGGACAACTTCTCCGGCTTTATCACCGTGATCATTAAACGCTCCAGCATCCCACAATTCGTTAATACTAGACATGTCGTCTAACCAAATAAGAAATGGCCCTAAAGTTTTTAATCCAAACATCTTAAAAGGTTTAGTAGCTTTAAACTTTTCCCACTTTCCTCCAGATACTTTTTCTGCTACAGCAACCTTATCAGGAGCAGCCGTTTTAAGTGCATCTTTAGGACTAACAGAAGTTGATTTTCCTCCTGCATTAGAAACTAAACCTTTAGGTCCAGCACTAAGTTTAGTGCCAGTTTTCTTAGTAGATCCAGGCTTCTTAGGAGAAGCATTGTTAGGATTATTAGGGTTTGATTTATGTGTTTGTCCAGTAGAGGTAGATTTAGTTGTACCACCTGTACTAGATGTTCCGCCACCTAACTGACCAGCCATCTGTGAAAAGGCATTTGTTCCAGTTTGAGGTGCTTCTAAGATAATTTCACTTACTTTCATAGGTCTTCCAATGTATGTTATTTATTAGAGATGTACTTCGTACATCCAGTTCTTCGCTTGTCAGCTCGAACTAATTTTTTTTTTAAACGATGTTTTAAAAGAAGCTGCGTAGCGATAGCGAAGCAGTGAATTAAGTATTATCTAGATTAAGCGGTCACACTTAGCCCTAGCGGGCTAAGAAAAAACTGCATTATCTGAGTAGCACAGTCACATAGTGTTAGAATTATTGTATCGCAGGCGGTTGTCCGGTACCTGCTCATTCTGTCTTGTTACAACGGCGGCTTGCAAATGTACACTATCACATTTGCAAAGCGTGGGGTTATGGTTAGTTCCCCATCATTAGCCTTATTAAATTAAAGATCTTCAAACAGCAAAACTAGTTCTATGAAGGCATATCTAGTCGTCGTCCTGTTAAGGATAGTTGCTGAGTACTCTTAACGGCAAGAGATTTCCGTCCCGGTGTAGTTAAACCCGTTGTCTGAATGCTGGGCACACGAAATTAGCCTGTGCGAGCTTTAACCGTTTAATTGTTTGCCTTTGATATGACTTCCGTGTACACGAACAGCTATGTGTCCGTTGTAGTAGTCGTCACTTTCGAGAACACGTCTTGTAAATTGTTCTCTTGCCTCTATGTAAGAGCATTCAGCCTTTGAGTTGCAGTAGTAAAGTATTTCTCTTGTGAAATTGTCTGCGCCTAGAGTTTCTATATCTTTTGTTAAATGATCGCTTGAGCCATAGTATTCACGCCAATCAGAATCAATTTTAGAACGAATCTTCTTTTTCTTCTTGTTGCCGTTTTTGAGTTTTACTGTTTTATAAGTGGTTTTAGAGAATTTAGCTAATTTTTTGCCTATATATTTGCGACCAGTGATGTTATTAGTGATACAATAGACGAAACCTATACATTCTTCTGGAAGAGTTTCAACTATTGCGTTTTGATAATACCATGACATGCACTTAGTTAGTCGTCTTGGTCTTGTGCCTCTGTTAAATCTGAGTTGCCTTTTAATGTGTCTAAGTATGCTCGTCTTTCTCGTTGTACTTCCATTACTTCTTCACGGCGTGTAGAAGCACAACGTCTAATGTCCGAAAGAACTTTTCGAACTTCAATAGTTTTGTCTAGTGTAGGTTTAAGTTCTAAACTAAGATTCAACTTGACGTATTCGTGAACTAGTTGTAATAGTTGACGATGGTTATCGTTTGTACTCATTCTTCAATTTCAAGATCATTAGCGTAGCTGGTAAAACCATTTTCTTTAATAACTTTGAGAACATTATTAACACGCCCGATCAGTTCATCTTTGTGACTGATTAGATAAATGTTTTTCTTACGTTCTCTGCCCATCTTCTTAAGTACACTCAGTGCATTTTCAACACCGTTAGCATCTAAACCGTTGTCAATTAATTCGTCAATGAACAACAAGTTGATACTTTGATATAAACTTTCCCATACATCACGGAATGCCCAGCTCAATCCTAAAATCAATCTGTTGCGTTCACCACGTGACAAGTTGTCAAAGTCTAAGTCTTGACCTAACTGCATAATCTCAACAGTTAAGTCGTTTAAGAATGTAACAGTATGAGGCAAGCCCATCTTGTCAAGATAATAAGTTAGCCTGTTGTTTAAGTAAGCTAAGTTCTGATCAATAATCTTTTTACGAATAAAACTGTCTTTGTTTGTCAACAATTTTAACAAAAACTCTTGATGGTCTTTGAGTGTGTTCAAATTATTAACAGCATCCCAGTTTACATCTTGGAGTGCAGTTTGTTGGAGTTCTTCAATTTGTTCTTGGTAAGGATCCTGTTCGCCCGCCTTAGCCACCAACGCACTTTCAAGCGTAGCCAAATTGTTTTGATGCCGTAGAGCTTCCTCGAGAGTTTCATAATATACCTTTGGGCGTCCGTTAATGTCGCCTATTTTATCTAACTCGCCTACAACTTTACTCAAGTCATGAGTGACTTTAGAAAGATATACGCCTGATTCTTCTAAATTTTTGTCAGCACGAGCTTTTAATTCGTCGTGTTTGTGATCGTGCAAGTCTTGTTCACAAGCAGGACACTTGTTATCTTTAAGCTGTTCAACTTCTTTTTGATATTTTGCAACAGACCTATCAGCTTGCCCTAGTGCATTTTCAAGAGTTGCTTTTTCTTTGCTTAGACTTTTAATTCTTGCAGCCAACTCGTCGTATGTTTTTAGTTTAGCATGTTGCTCTAATTCTTTTTCAATGTCAACTTGTTGTAATTCTGCAATACTGCCGGCAATCTTTTCTAAATCTAGATCTCGTTGTTTGTTCCAAGCACGTTGCCTTGTAATCAAACTGTCGATACTGATTTGAATTTTGTCGTTGCTACGTTTAGTTGCTTCAATGTTTGAAGTTTCTTGTATGATTGCTTCTTTAGTTTCTCTAACTCGTTCTTTGAGAGCTTCGGCTTTCTCACTTAGCAAGGTAATGCCCAACAACTGCTCAATGATTTCTCTCTGTTCATTGGCTTTCATGCTCAAGAACGGTTCAGTATAAGTGTTCAAGGCTACAATATGTTTGAACATATCATGTGTCATGCCCAACAATTCGTGAATATCCTTTTGCGTTTCACGCATGTCACCTTGACTGTCATCGTTGTCGTTGGCAGCTTGTTCTTGATCATTGACATAAAACTTCATAACAGTGGGCTTACGACCACGTTCGATCTTATATTTGTTGCCGTCTTTGTCAAAACTCAGTGTAACCAACATGCCCTTATTGTTAATTTTATTAATAAGGTTGTCTTTTTTAATGTTAGTCAGTGCAGTGCCAAACAATGCAAAGCTTAAGGCATTGACAATAGTTGTTTTACCTGTACCGTTGCGACTGCCGCTGTCATCTCCGCCTTGATCTAAGTTTTCACCTAACACTAATGTTAAGTTTTCTTTACAAAAGTCCACAGCCTGGGTTTGATTACCCACGCTCATAAAGTTCTTAACGGTTAATTCTTTAATTTTTATAGTCATAGGCTGTTATAAATGCTCAACAACACTTTGTTATCGTAAGTGTCGCTTTCAATATTGACCAATTGATTGGATACAATTTGATCTACTGATTCAAAAGTTTGAATATCAATAGTAGTATTGATCTCAACTTCTTTCTTTTCAGGAATCAGTGTAAGTTCTCTAATGTCGTAGTCGGCAATAAACTTTTCTTTGATAAAGCTAGCTTCTTCGTAACTGATATCAATGTCAAGTCCTACACGAAGATGCATCTTACTCAACAATAAATCATCAGCTTCGTCGATCAACTTGCTGAGCTTTACAGTTCTAAACTTAGGAGCATCTAGCCAAGTTTTGTAAACAGGTTGTTTGCCCCATTCTAATATCATCATGCCGCGGTCATCATCCCATGCATCTGCATAGTTATGGGGAAATGCATTGCCAATGTAGTGCATGTTCTGTTTAACTTGACGTTTGTGAAAGTGTCCGCTAAAGCCTAGTTCGTAACCTTTAAAGCTGTCTAATTGAATTTCACCATGATCCGGCATTTGCACCATGGCATTCATAAAGAAGCTGGGCAGTTCAAAGTGACCAAATATATATTTGCCACCTTTCTTGCCGATAGTTTTCCACTCATCGCCTACTAACCATGGGCACATAGTAACATCACCTATTGTCATAGGCTTGTGTACAATAGTAACGCCGGGAATATACTTGCCAAACTCTACTGAGTGAATATCACGTTTGTCTTTGTAGTACAAATCATGATTGCCAGGAAAGAAAAAGAACTGATCAAAGGCAGCACCTAATTTTTCCAAAGCCCTCAAGCTGTGATCCATTGTAGTAATGTTCAAACTGTTTCGGTTGTGATGCCAGTCGCCAAGAAAGATGCCTGTATCGCACCCTTCTTTCTTGGCTTCTGCAATGTACCAATCTACAAAATCGTTGCAGTCTTGGTTGTGTACTTGGCTGTTTGACTTTAATCCAAA